AAAAGCTACAGAATATAAAATAATTATCCGATTAACATATTTAACATATAAAATATAACACTAACAATAATATAACTATACTTAGATTTCTCTTTATTTTTAGTAGTTTCGCGACTACCAGTGATAACACTACACGGCCCACTTGGCCACACACATAAAAGTCTTTTACCGATTCGAAGCCGGACGCCATGGCGTATAAACAACAAACATTAAAATAAACTCAATAATTTAGATCCTCACAAGATCAAGGGTCGCGGGTCGTTAATCCGCTATACTAAACCCTCTCAAGTTATTGGAAAGTGCACAAAATGCACAAAATAAAACATTTTAACAAAACGTAATCAAAACTAAATAAAACATTTTAAACAAAACGTAATCAAAACAAAATTTAAAAGAAAACTCAAGATAATATAAACTCACCCAAAGCGATCACAAATTTAAAGGAAGGGAAAAGCTCACAAGATCAAGAGTCGCAGGTCGTTAGGCTGCTATACTAAACTCTCTCAAGTTATTGCAACAACCCTCCCTACTCAAAGGTACCAAACTGAGCAAACACCTCATGCGCAACCTCCACGGCATCGAGCGCAAATTCCATTGGTCTCGCTTGACCATCCACGCGGTAACCTTCTTGGAGCATACGCATGCGCACCGCCCAATTCTGGTGTGGTTCCCAGTCGTGCCGCACACCCATGTCCTTCAACTGCTCCACTAGCAAATCATACTCTCTCTCTCCATGGTGCGCGATCATCATCAGGGCAGCGTCAATCTTTTGCTTAAAGATCAACACGTCTCCCCTGTTCACTTTCTTTCCCCACATCAGTTCACGGTGAATCACTTTCAACGGCAGCGGTGCAGCCACATATCCATCGCACTCCACAAACGGCGACTTAAGAAAAGTCAGGTTGACTAAGGGTTCATGCGGGATAATTTCCGAAGTCTTGTTTGCACTGGTCACTGTCATGCCCAAGTGGTAAGCAACTTGCTTGAAGGTATCGCGGTTATAGTACTGCAACACTTCATCTCGCGCTGCAACAATTACATCGTCCCCGTACGTCAACGCGCGCACATCATCATCAAAATGTGCCAACGTGGCGGTCAGACCAGCTGCCCGCCTCGAAAGCACGTACGCTGCCAACACAACATACCAGTTTGTCATCGAGTTGA